AGCTTTAAGTTTTTCTATTTCCTTTTTAGCTTGTATTTCTTTTTCTTTAACATTTAATTTTTGTTTTTCAATTTCTACCTTTCTATTTTCAACCTGATTTTTTAGCTGAAGTTCTTTATCCTTTTGTACTTGTTCATATACTTGTTTTTGTTGTTGTAAAGCAACTTTACTTTGTTCTAAAATATCAGGAATCATATTCTCATTAACATCTTGGTCTTGTGCATAACTCATAGCTCTAATAGTTTCTAACTGAATCTTATTTTCTCTATCCAATTGCCTATTAATATCTTCCCTATTAAGTTTTTCCATTTCAAGTTGTAATTCTTGAGCTTTAATTTCAGCTTGTTGAGCAGCCATTCTTTCTTGAGATTCTTGTTGCATTTGCTGCATTTGTTGTTGTTCTTGAGTAATCTTATCCTGAGCTTCTTCCAAATATCTAGCAAGTGCAGATATACTATCTTTTTTATAAATTTCAATAAGATCCCTAAATTTAATCTGACCAGTTTGCATACCTGCATGTGCAAGTTGACTAAGTGCTTGCATAAGTTCTTGTGTATTTGGTCCATCATCTATATGAATATCATATTCTGATTCTGAAAACTCATCATAATAACTTACAATTTCAGCACCCATATCATCTAATACAAACTGTGCTTTATGTGGATTCTTTTTCCATACATATTTAGCAACCTCTAATAATCTTTGCATACAATCTCTTTTAAATGAGTTATGTAATGCAAAATACTTTTCAGTCATTGAGTTAGATGCTGTCCATCCCATATTAGATGTACCAACATTAGAATCACCTTTAATATCACCTTGTCTATATTCATTAACACCTGATATTAAATCTAACTGTTGTTTAACAAATGTTAACAATTGAACATGTTGATTAATATAATTACCCATTTCAAGGTTTATAGCACTTGCAGATAATTGATTATAAGTACCTGCTGATTTACCTTGCATAGGTCCTTTAAGAACCTCATTAGTAGGATCAAAAAACATTATATTAGTAGCTTCTGCATATTGCAACCATTTAAGAGGATCCCATTCTGAAGGTATCATACTAACATTAATACCTAACATTGGACCTTTATATTTAGATATAGCAAGATTTAACCTATGAAAGAATATATCATACAAGTAATCCATTGGTTTCATAACATCCATAAATGACATTACCCTTGAATTATTAGTATTACAATATACACCTACATAAGGTGGTTTACTTTCAGACAAGTTACTCATGCTTCTTGACTGATAAGGTATAGGTCTAATTTTTACATAAATATCATTAGCAACTTTAGTACCTTCCCACCATTCATTAATCCATAACCACTCTACAGTTTCACCAGCATCTTTATCAATCTTATAGTATTCATCAACAATTTTTAATTGTGGACTACCATATTCATCATAATAAGATACTTTACCAATCTTTCTTCTTGATCTCCAACACACTCTCATTACCCTAACATTACCTCTTTGGTCATAAGCACCACCAAAATAATGTGTAGCTATTTGATTAGGTACAAATAATTCACCTGCTGTATATCCAAACCTTTCTTCAACAGTAATATCTCTATTATAAGCCATTTGAATACCACCAGTTCTCATAGTATTGTATTCTTTACTCTGTTCTAACATATCAATCTGTTCTTTAGTAAGTTCATTATAAAAATAATCTATTACCTGACCAACAGACATCATTGTATATTCTACAATCCAATCAGCATCTTCAATTTTATAAGTTTCAGGTGATTGAATAGTAAATAAATATAATGGATTTACTTTTCTAAATATAATATCATCACCTGCTTCTTCAATACACACAACTTCCTCACCAGAAATTAAAAAATCTTCCCATGACCTTAAAAATACATCAGCTACTTTTAACCTTTTATATTCATATTTAAGTATTTTATTAGCTGTTATTTCTTTAAGATCCTGATAATTATATTTTAAATATTTATCAAACTTACTTAATTCTTTCTGCATTTCTTCTTCCATTACTTGAGGATCAATTTGTTGACCTTCAAATGAAGCTTGCAATTTAGTTTGTGCTATAGATACCAATTTTTGATACCACATATCTCTAATTTGCTCTTCTTTAGAAGAAACACCCATTTGATCAGCAGATGATATAAATGCTCTAAAAGGATACCTTGCTAACCTTTTAGCTTCTTCACCTACTAAAGTATTAACTTTAGAATTACCTAAACCAATATGTTGCATATTTTTAGGAAATGCTGTAAATTCAATACCATATGGCTCACATACAGACTGTATGTCTTTATCAGTTAACATATTATTCCTTAACCTGTAGTTTACTTTTTTATTATAAAAAGTTTGTCTTACTACAGAAGAATCAAACATTAACACATTTTCACCAGCATCAATACATTTTTTAGCCCAATCCAAATTTTTCTTGGAATCTGACAATGCTTGCTCTGGTACTTGTATAACTAGATTGTTCATAATTTATTTAGATATATTTATAAGATTTGATAGTCTATTATTTATATAATCATTTTCAACAATTTGATCATCTCCATAAGGATTATTACTTGATCTTAAAAATCCTCTATCCTTAAAGAAATCAGATTCTAAAAATGATTTTGTTTTACTTTCCATTTTCTTAATGGATTCTTTATTTAAAGTTTCATCCAATATTAATACTGCAATTAAAGATGATACCCTGTCAAAGTTACCATCTTTATTCCATTTAATTAATTCTTGTACTAAACCTGTAGACCTTAACCTATGTACATTAAGTATTTCAGAACCATTTTCAATAGGATCTAATAACCAATTTCTTATTAGTTCTCTACCCCATGTATTAGTTCTATCAGTAGCTTTAAATCCATAAGAAGTATTTAAATTAGGTTTCCATTCAATTCTATCTCTTAATTGAACAGGAGTTTCTGCTAACATGAACAATGATTTTTTATGTTCCATATAAGTAACAAAACCTAATTTGTTAATTTCAGGAAAACCAACAGCATTATAATACATTATAAGTTTCCTGCAATTTTCATAAAAGTCTTTAGCTAGTTGTGGTCTACCTGTATATTCAGCTACAATTCTTTTAGTTAATCTATCATATACGAAAGCACAACCTACTGAATCTGTAGTAGACTGATCATCATCAAATGTGTCAATACCTACAATATATCTTCTTGGAAATACTTTTCCATCATTATCTTTTTGAGGTTGTTCATAAATTTCTATACAACCAACAATACTATCATCAGGTGTATTTTTGATAGGATAGTTTCTTAAAGGCTGTACATTATCCAATGCTTGAAACTTTAATTCACCATCTTCAGTAATTGTAAAATTACCTATCCAATTTACTTCAACATATTTCTTAGGATTACTTTTAAGTTCTGCTAACCTTTCATTTAATAACATTGTAGGAAACATATTTCCTGATGTTATTAAGAATGCTTCTGAGGGTGTTAATGGATATTGGGTAACTACATCTCTATAAGCTGCAGGATTACCTTTTTTAATTTCTCTTTGTCTTAATATAGACTTTAAAGCATATTCTTCATTAGAATTACCTTCACTATCAACTAATTGTACAGTAGTTTTAGTTTCAGGATCTGTAAATATACCAAACCTTTGTTTAGTTGCTGGTAAAAACCAACCACACCTTTGATTAGATTTATCTGTTTCCCATAAATTAGGAAATGCTAACAAATTAAATCTTTCAGGATCATAATACATTTCTGAAAATGCTGCAGTACCTCCACTCATATCACCACCAGTACCATAAATTACAGGCATACCAACCATATCATCTCCATCTTTCCAACAAGGTTCTGATATATTATAAGATTCTATAATATTATTAAAAATACCAGCTTCTTCAAATAAAAACAATGATGCTGATAAACCTGCAGATGCAAATGGATTATCCTTAAATGTAATCTTTTTAACTTCAGAATTATAACCTACCCATATTTCTCTACCATCATCCATCTTTTTAAGATGTCTTGCTTTTACAAAATCTTGAGTATTTGGATTTTTAGGTTTATACCATACAGTATTCTTATCTAAAAAATTAAGATTACTCAATGTCATATTCATTGTATTATCAGAATACTTATTCTCATAAGCTGATATAATAGACCTTGAATCTCTGAAAAAATTATATTCATGTGTAACTAAAGCAGCATTCTTATAACTAAAACCAGTCCTTCTAGGTTTAACCATTATAAAACCTTTCTTTTCTTGTCTTGCTTTTTCAATTAAAGAAAAGAATTCTAAATCTACATCAGTAAATCTTGGAAAGTTTCTTGTCTTTCTACCTGTACTTTCATTCTTCATTTCCATTTGAGTATAATTCAAATAAAAATAATATGTACCTGGTATTGTAACATTACCAATAGTAACACCATCAAGACATTTTCTTAACTCTTCTTTCCAAAATTCATTATACTGATAAGTACCTTGCAATGCTTTAGTATACTGACCAGTCTTATTAAACTCTTCCCTAACTTCTAAAAATGCTTTTGTATTAGTTAACATTATTCATTAAAATTAGCATCAACCTTTTTATCACCTTTAATTCTAGATGAACTTGTTTCTTTTTCATTCTTAACAGCTTGTTCTAATGTTTTATATTGACCAACAATCTTACTTGTAGAATCAATAATTTTTAAAACTGTTGGTAAAGTATTTTCATCTATTTCATTATTATTTAAATAATCTGCCATTTGATGAATCTTTTCTTTAGCTTCATTAAACAACCTTTCAATAGGTGTAACACTTAAACTTGAATATACTTGACAAGCTTGTTTTATTATTTCATTTTCTTCAAAACCATTATTACCAATAACTTCCTCAATTACCGCTTTTTTTCGTTTTTCAAACGAGTAATTATTATATGGGGAATTAAAGTCACATATATGATAAATATACTTGAAACTATTATAAGCATTTATTTTTTCTTTTGTTTTATCACCATCCCAAATATCTTTAAATACTTTAATACTTAAAACTTCAGGTGATATTATTACTTGGTTATCTTTTAAATCAAAAATCTTCATATTACTTTAAAAACTTTAACTTATATATTGTAGAATAAATTAAAGCAGCCATTTCATCAATTTGATTTTTTAACCAATCTTCTTTAAAAATTTCTCTTGAACCTTCTACATATTTAGCAAACTCTTCAACATACTCCATATAATCAATAACATTAATTGATCCTATAGAAATATCTATAATACCATACTTACCTTGATAACTTTCTACAAAGCCATCAGCTAATGATAATATTCCATCATATAATTCTCCTAATGCAACATGTTGAGCATATGATTTTACTTTTAAATGTTCTTTATGTGTAACATCTCTTAACTCAAATAACCGTCCTACAAATTTTTTAGGACCATTAATTGGTTGTTCTTTTAATTTACTTGCTAAGTTTTTCATACTTTTTTAACTTTGATTTATTGACCACAAATTTACCAAAATTTTTAATAATAATATTCTTATCCCATGATTCAGAATTACTATGATGTATTTCTGAAAATTCTTTTATCATAAACTCAAAAACATTACTATAAACTTCTTTTATTTTTCCAAGAGGTATCTTATGTTTTAGACTTATTTTTAACATTTGATCTAGTACCTCTTGTTGGTATTTTTGCATAAAATCCTTTAACTATTGTTCTATTATTCATATTTTTCATTTCACCTAATTCCTTAAATGAATGATTAACTACTAACCATTGACCATCAATAGTTCTTAATAAACATCTTTTCTTATAAGGTTTTTTAGTTTTAGGATTAATTAATTCTGCAAAATCTGTAATTTCAGTAATATTCATTTTCTTAACAGCAATACCAATAGGTATTTCTTGTGGAAATTCATTTTCACCATTATTTACAGTCTTAATTAATTGCTCTAAAACTTTTATTATCATCCTATAATCATTTTATTCAATTGTGTAATCCATATTTCCTTTTTAGCTGATTCTAATAACCTATTATACTCTTTAACACTTTCATGATTCTTAGGTAACACCTTAAATATTAAACAATATGATCCATCAGATAACTTATCAAAATGTTTAATATATTGAAACCTTTTATTTTTACTTATAAACTTATTAGCCAACTGTACATACAACTGAGTTTTCTCTAAAACTTTATCTAAACTTTCATGAATAAATACTATAGTATCTGTTCCACGTAATGCATCAATAGTCATGGTTTCTAATTTTCACAAATATACATTAATCTTCATCATAAACAACATTAATAGGAGTAATTATTACCCAAGAACCTTTCATACCCATATTCCTATCATGTATAAATCTTAACACATTACCCTTATACTCAATATCAGCATCCATATACTCATGTAAAGAACCTTTACTATATAACTCATTAACATAATTATACAACTTATTAAGCTCACTAGCTTTAATCTGTATTCTTTTTAATCCTTTTACCATAACTTATTTTTTAATTCTATCTAATGTTTTATTATATCCAGCTCTTACCTTATCATTAGGTAAAGTCCATATTTCAGAGTTTTCTAAAAATACTGTCCAATACAAATGATGCTCTAACCCATGATTCTCAACAAAGTGAGCTAAACCATACTGATCAAACTCTGGAATATATAACCATAAAGGAGGATTAAGCTGTATCATTTTACTTAACTAAAGGTAATTCTATAATCTTACCATTTAAAGGTTCTACAACACAAGCAACATCAGCTTCTCTAAACAACATATACTTATGCTTTTTACCATCAAAATCTTCAATATTAAATGAAGTAGGAATAGAATGTGGGAAAAACATAACAGTATCTCCTTCTTTACAAATACTAACTTCTTTACCTACCTTAATAACTACATCACCATCATAGTCCTGTATATCCTCTTTCTGAGTTCCATCAGGTAAATATACTCCTGATTTTGTTTGTTCAATTTCACTAAACTCAATTAGCACTCCTTTAACATGTGGGTTAATTCTTGTTTTCATAATTTTTATTTTTAATATTTACTTGTTTTAATAACTTGATGTAATAATCCAGAGAATACATCTACAAACTTTTCATCAGATGAAAGTTTTTCTTCTCCCATCATATCCAATATAACATGCGTTACTTCATGAAAAAAAGTATGCTCCATAACACTATCAGGTAATTGATCATCATTAATATGTGTAGCAACATCTATACTACACAAATCCTTACAACATTCTCCTAACCTTGATTCATTATCAGTAACTATCTGATCTACTATTTTAACTTTAAAAGTATGATTCAATATATTAAATCTTTTT